GTTGATGGTCAGGTTTCATCTTTTGATGAGGTGCAGCTGTGGGGAGAACATTTTGTCCATCCTACGACCAGAAATGGTGTGAGGAAGACTAACTTGGGACCTATAATTGTTACGAATGCGCCAACGGTTCAAGGAGACTGTGGTCTCGTGTACTTGGCTAAGAGTGGAACAGCTTGGAAGATAGTTGCAATGCACTACGCGCTCAGTAGAGAAGGCGAGTCCATGGGAGCAATGTTGAGCCAGATTGAGCTCTGGCGTTTGGTATCACGCTTTGGTGGAGAACCGAAGTCTGTGGAATTGATGAAGACCACTGCCGCCAAGGACCCCAGTTCAGTGGCGGTAACCCTTATGTCAGGAAAGTCCGAGATCGTGCACGCGATGAAGCAAGGTTACCAGGTTTACCCACTTGGAACTGTGACTCCAGCATTGCCTTCTTCTAGCCCGAAGACCAAGATAGTAGATTCGATTTACTATTTGGACTTTGAGTTCTTGGAGGCCCTGTGGTGTGGACAATCGGAATATTGGCGCTTTCCGGTCTTTAAAGGTTCAATGGTTGGACCTGTGGAGAATCCCGCGTGGGAGTCACCGTTTTCGGTGATGTTTGCAACTCAGAATACGACGAGTCCCGATTTGGAATTCATGCAGTATGCGTTGTATGATTTTTTATGTGGGATTGATGCGCTTGATGGCGCAGGCTATACTGAGCTGTCTGAGGAAGAGGTCTTAACAGGGATCCCAGGGTCATATGTTCATGGTGTGAATATTAAGACTTCCGCGGGTGCCCCGTTTTGTACTTCTAAGAAGAACCATGTCAATTTGAACAGAGAGACTGGATCGTCTTGCTCACCCGAGTTCTGGAACTGTGTTGATGAAATCGAACAGTGCCTTGAAAATGGAAACATTCCCTCAGTCGTTGGAATGTGTACTTACAAGGATGAACCAATTGGACCGAAGAAGAAGCCGAGAGTGTTTGTGAACGTGGCGTTCGCAATGAATGCCGTGATGAAACGATATGGATCTTCTTGGATCAGTTTTCTGCGAGCCAATCCCCTCTTCTCTGAGAGCGCAGTTGGAATCAATATGACGTCAGCTGAGTGCAATTCGCTAGTTGATCAACTGAAGATGATCTGTCCTAACCTTGATTTAGTCTTTGATGGAGACTTTAAGGCGATGGACAAGTCCTTAAACGCAGTACTGTACCAGTATGTTGCGATGGCTGTGTTTGCCATCTGTACGTACTTGGGCATCAGTCCAAAAAAGAATGAGAATTTGATTTTGGCGATGCGCCATTTGACGTACTGGTTTAGAGGAGACCTGTTTCGTGTGGTTCAGAATCCGTCGGGAGGAACTTTCACTGTTGAAATCAATGGCTTGATTGTGTCGCTTGGCTCTAGGTATGTGTATTTTAGGACACATGGTTATCCTGGAGACAAGGAGAGGGTGCGCAAGTTCTTTGACACGTTTTATGAGAATCCGATTCCCCGTGGGGAAATTTCGGTCTTTCGGTTGAACGTGGCTTTGGTCACGTATGGTGATGACCATCTCTTGGCGACGAAGAAGCCCCTCGGTGAGAATTATCTTACTATCTGGAAAGAGGAGCTGGGTTTTACGCTCACGCCGGCAGACAAGGCCGATACGGGAATGCGTCCTAAGCATATCACCGAGATAAGCTTCCTGAAGAGGAAGTTTGTTTTTGATGAGGAGCTACAGAGATACATTACACCGTTAGCCAAGAAGTCGATTTACCGCATGCTGCGTTTTAAGCGCGACACAATTTTAACCGCTCCAGATCACGCTGCAGTCAGTTTGACTGAGGTGATGAGGGAGATGGTTTATTATGGTGCCGAGGAGTACAACACCATGATGGACGTGGTCGTGAGAGTTGCTGAGAAGCATGGACTCACGGCCAACGGCTATTTACGTCTAGAGGCGTACGGTTACTGGAGAGAAGAGATGAAGAAAAACACTTTCCAGACGTGGTCAATCCGTGAACCAGCCCCTTTGGGGGAATACACGGAGGTCTTTGGCTACCAGAGTGCCAAGCGAGATTTATGTAAAATTATGAGTAACTTAGATTTAGTAGCAGCCACCAATGAGTTGGCTCCAGTAGTAGAGGGTGCGACCTTGTCCCACGGTGTGGGAGAAATCGTAGGAGGATCAGACACCGCGTATGTCGGAGGCGATAGTGCCTTGGCAGTCACGCACCTGCCAGATAATCCACTTGGCGACTTTCTTACGAGAGCGACCTTGATTGCGACATTTCCCTTATCCTCCACGGACTCAGGACTTGTCGGGTCATTTGATCCGTGGAATTTGTTCCTGACGAATACATACATTGCGCAGAAAACGAAGAACTTTGCGTATATTCGTGGTACGATCCAGATTATTATGGTGCCGACTTTTCCAGGGTCCTCGTATGGTAGGTATTGCTTCACAGCATTGTGCAATGGAGGAATTGGACCGGATGAGCCGATTTCCCCGTTGCTTAATCGAGCGAACATGCTTCAGACGGATCACTGTGCTATGATGGATGTCGCGAGTGCGAATTCCATTGTGATGCAGCTTCCATTTGTTTTTGCGAAAGACTTTGCTGCCATTCCAGGAGCCGGAGTTGGTCAGACTCCAGCTAACATGTACATCGTATCGCTGAATACGTTACATGCTATTTCCGCGAGTATCCAAGGTGGGTACACGACTGGAACGGTGAAGGTCTATGCGAACCTTCTTGAGGGATATGAACTGACGGTTCCTTTCTATCAAGGGAAGAAGTTGACTCCCAACAATGCAATGAAGAGCCATGCGCCCCGCATTTACGAAGCAATAGGAGAGGGCAAAGGATCAAAGATGGCAGGAACAGTCGCCAAGGCCGCGAGTAGTCTAGTTGGTATTCCGGTGATCGGAGGAGCCGCAGCGATGGTTGCTGGAGCAGCAACGACAGCCGAGGCTATGTTGAGCTGGTTTGGGTTCACTCGTGAGAACAAAGAGCAGTGTCCCTCGTCTATGTCCATCAAGTCTGTATCGAACGTCGCAAGATGTGACGGGCCGGACTCGTCCGAAAGTGCGTCATTGATGATGTCGAACTCAATTAGCAGGGATCCGAGCATAGGAGGCGGATCCACTGAGGATTGTCTCGCCTTTGATGATTTGTTTTCACGTTGGACTTTGATTAGGACCTTTCTTTGGAGTTCTGCCAACGCTAGTGGGTCAGAACTCGTTAAGATTCCAGTTACACCCTTTTTCTCGAGTTCGAGTGTCGGAGCAAACTACAGTTTGACTACTGCTGGTTATGTCGGAGCACCTTTTTCGTATTGGCGTGGCGACATGGAGTACCTCTTCGTGATTCCTGTGAGTGCCTTGCACAGGGGTGTGCTGCAGTTTGTATGGATACCTGATGGGTTGGATTCATTTCCCGGAGATGTCACTAATGTGTTGTTGAATACCATTTATGACATTTCATCTGGAAAGGATTTACAGCTTTACGTAGGGTATGCTCGTGAGCTTCCTTGCCTTGACACCCAGTGGCTGACTCCGGAGACGGTTATCCTTCCTCGTGCGTCGACGATGAATGGAACGCTGATGGTGCGAGTGGTGAATCCAATAACTGCAGCGAGTACGATAACGGCGACCACCATTACGGTTTTCGCACGAGCCCACAACATGCAGTTCGGAGTACCCAAGACAGTTATTAAGGCAAATAACCTCACCAACACAGGAGTGGCCCCATTTTACCTCCGAGGGAGTGTCACACTCCAGGGTGGTCCAACCATCGGGGATGGCATGGCTGTAGGAGTTGAGCGTCGAGTGTTGGTCCCTCCTGGTCGACCCTATCCCACGAGTGAGGTCTTGTGGGGAGAGGATGTGCGATCAGTGCGAACTTTATTGCAGAAGCCTAGCTTCTACACTCAAGTTGAAGGGCGAGCATCTAGAACCTCAGGGTATCCGCCTGTGTTTCCACAAGGATTTAACTCTCCGACTCAGACATCACCAAACCCCTTTTATGAGAACCCGTGGACATGGGTTGGTTGGATGAAGACAGCTTTTGTAGGATTCGCTACCAGTGAGCGATACAAGGTGTTTACACCAGCCCCAGCGTGGGTCTCCGTTGGAAGGATTCGAGACAGCGGTATTGAGCTTAACAGTCCTCCTGCGACTGGAACCATGACGTATGCCGGTCCAGGGTTGGGAGCGGAGACAATCATTCCTTATTATGGGCCATTGAAGTTCATCCCTGCGTGGGGAAACATGGACCCGTGGCTTGTACCCCAGGATGGAAATGTCGTATTTGTGCCTAAGGCGGACTACACGAATTCGGAGTATATTCTGTATCACTCCTATGGACCAGATATACGGTGTGTTGGGTTTCGACAGATTCCAACTGTGCACATAGGGGTGTATTTTCCGCAGGTTGCGTGGTTTGCCTCATACACAGGACTTCGGACGCTTCCGGGAGTAGTAGTTGAGGAGGAGTCCAAAGTGCATCCCATTGATGATGAGGAGGATAAATATATTGAGAGTAATTAACTCATTTGCTTAGCAGTATAAGAAACTGCAATTTTAGAAGTTTGACTAAATTTGTATTTAAAATAAAAC